TTGAATTTCCGAACCCCCTCTGGTTGCGTTCACCTAATGAACATAACAAGACGAAGAATAAGTAGTCTAATAACGGCGCGTTTGACCCTTTGCTTCGCAAAGCTGCCGGGGCAGTCGGCGGCCCTTCAGTTGGCGGCCAGATCCTACCCAGGCTAGGTAATATAGCGTAAGAAAAGACTTGCTCGCTAGGGGTAGCTATGCTATATTAGTATCGTAATGTATATCATTGTAGACACGCAAGACGATATTTCACATCTCGAAGTCCGTCCCGTAACTCCTGATAAATAATTTTTGGTTAGGTGGTCTTTGGGTTTTTCTTCCACTTAACCGTCCGTCGCATCTCCTTTATTACGCAAGTAGAGATGCGACGGAAAACTTTCGGTGTAAATGAGTAACAATCAAGTAGCTGATCTAGTTCGGGTAACCTCTTCATCCTCTGCGGGGTATGGTGAGAAACCTTGGCATCGCCTAGCTGTGCGTTTGCATCTCGAAGGGTGGTCAAACCACGATATTTCAAACGAGCTTCGGCAACCGATCTCTGATATCGCAGAAGTTATTACTTCGAAAGACGGTAAAGCTGAGATTGCTAAAGCTCTGGAAAACGATGAAAAGATCGTTACCAAGATCCTGGAAGCGGCTGGGATTGATTCTATTTACACATTAATTCGTCTACGGGATGGTGCTAAGGCTGAGAGTGTGCGTTATAATGCAGCGAAGACTCTCCTTGAACAAGGCCAAGGTAAACCTCTCGCTAAGATCCAACAGATCAACGATGAGATTAGTAAAGATCCTCAAGCTGAAGCAGAGAAGATCAGAGAAGAACTGTTTCAGCAACAACAAGTTAAACAAGCATAACAAATGGCAAATACAATCGTTCAAGAAATTGATGCGTCAATTACTAGCGACACCAATTACTACCTTCAGCCTGGGATTGAATATAATTTCCAGTTGAACGGTAACGGTGTTTGGGAGTATGATGATACCGGTACTGCGGTGGTAGGAAGTGACTCTAACTGGGTTGCTTTCACTTCTGGTAGCGGTAAGACTTTTGTAGGAAGCAGTGCTACTGGACACGTTCGTGTGAATGTGGGCGGCGGTACTTGTATCCTCAAAGTCGTTAAGCACGGTTAACATGGCTTTACAAAGAGAAACCTCCCATAGCTTCGAGCGTGCTTTTGAGCGCGATCCGTCGCATCATGTTGCTCCTTCCTGGAGTAATACCTACTCCATCGAAACGGATGGGTCTGACGATTACGTTAGCTGTGCTACTGGCACGGACATTAACTTCATCCACAACGGAGCGTCCTTAGCTTACTGGGTTAATTTTGATTCCGCCATGTCACTTCATGGAATTGGCGTATCCACTTCCAGCAAGGCGTTCTACATGGGTATCTACTCTGCGGGTTATACGTATGCAGGAGTGCCAAATGGTGGTGCATCTTACGGAGCTATTAGTCCGGGACTCTCTACCGGGGAGTGGAACCACCTTGCTTTGACTGTTGCATCTGGAGGCACCATAAAAACATACGCTAACGGTGCATTGATCTCTACAAATACCTACACGCCAGACGCTTCAAAATCTCCGCCATCTAACTTCTTCCTCGGCGGGATGAACTCCCATGCTACGGGCGGCATCACGTTGAACAACACTGTTGACGGACATGTTGATGAGGTGGGTATCTGGACTGAAGAATTGGATGCTGATGCTATTACTGCGATCTACAACTCAGGAGAGCCTACCGATTTGACTGTTGATGACGGAAACTACGACAACTCTGATACTCTTTGGGCTTACTGGAGATGCGGAGATAACGATGGAGGAACCGGAAGTACTATCACCGATCAAGGGAGCGGAGCTAATAACGGAACCTTAGTTGGCGGAACTTCGTTTACCACTGATGTCCCAAGCTAATCATGAGTAGAACATATGTCATATTAGATGCCGACGAGGTTGTAGACATCAACTTCAATGAAGTCATCGAGGACTCTGCTGAGACCTTGCGCTTTTCTTTGGATGGTACAAAGACTTTCGTTAAGTTCGAAGGCGATACACCAGATTTTTTAGAGGGTAAAACCACTTACACTAACCCAGAAATACTTGAAATTGTTTGGGGTGAAGAGTGGACAGAACAAATTGAATTGAATCTATAAGATGAAAAATAAAATAATTATGTGGGTGGTGGCTGCACTTAGTGTTGCCCTCGCTTCGTGTGCAGTATCTACTCCCTGGGGTGACGTAAGCGTCAAACCTGCGGCAAGTTTGGATGTTAACGTATCGAGATAATGAGTGATTTCTTTACTTGGATTACAGACAATAAGGAAAGCGTCATCGGCGTTCTTACTGGAGTTGTGACTATAGCAAGTATTGTCGCCACCCTGACACCGAACGAAAGCGATAATAAAATCGTAGATAAGTTCAGTAAAGTGGTGAGTTGGTTAGCCCTTAACATCGGAAAAGCGAAAAGTAAATAATGGTAAAGCTGATTGTTAGTTTGCTTTTGCAGTTTCCTAAACTTGCGGACGTATTCTTTAAGGTGAGAGATGAGTATTTTACTGCGCTTAAAGCTAAGCGTCATGATCGCAACGATAAGCGTATTAATCGCTGGGTGCATGACGATTAAGCCTAGCCGCATTGAATATTTTGTTGGAGAGCTAGAACAGCATACCTTTTCACCTGAACAAAGAAAGACAATCGGAGAGATCCTTAAATACGTTAATGATCTTGAGAATCAATGAACAACGAACCCTGGGTGTTGAAATGGCTCCCATTAACCCTCGCAATAGTAGGCGGTCTCGTTTGGTTAGTTAGACTAGAAGGTAAGATTGAACAGCATAATGTCTTACCTTACCATGACGGAGCTAAAGATGCATACGACGACCTAATAGCAATCAAAGTTGAACTACGTTACTTTAGAGAAGAACTCGGTGAAATAAAGCGTTTCATGGAGAAAACAAGAGAAACTCGATAGTTGCGTTCAACAGGAGAACAAGACATGGCTAAGCCAAAGAAACCGAAACCGAAACCGAAACCGCGGCCTAAACCGTATTAAGATGGAACCACCTAAACGAGATTCGCGGTTACCGCTATATGTGACGTTAGCCCTACAAGCTGCGGGAATCGTTTGGTGGGCATCCAATTTACAATCCGAAGTACAGCATAATGATTTCCAGATCCAGATGGTGCTCAAAGATGTCAACAAGAACTCTCAGTTTGTTGAGCTTTGGCCTGCTGGTAAGTGGGGCAGTGGTGAGTTGCCTTCTGATACACGCCAGGACCTCCACATTACGGAATTACAAAAGCGGGTTGAAAAATTGATGGATGAGCTTTATACACTTAAGGCAGCAAATGGTACACACTAAAATTTTTATCGGCCCAGTGATTGTGTGATGGAGGTAGATACGTCAGATCCAATAGTTCAACGGAAGTTGCAGAGACTCGCTCAACTGAAGCGAGACTACGGACTGGCGTTCTACACTCCACACAAGAAACAGGATATGTTTCACGCCGCCGGGAAATTTAAGCGTAGGTATGTTAGGACAGGTAATCGATTTGGTAAGAGTGAACTCGGTGCCGCTGAGGATTGTGCGTGGGCACGAGGAGAGCGTCCGTGGTACCCGAAAGGTGATGAAAGAAGGACTAAGGGATTACCCGAAAGAGCGACCAAAGGGTTGATTATTGTAGCTGATTGGGACAAAGCAGAAGAGATTTTTACTGATACGACCATTGATTCTGATGGTACGGCTAAAGGTAAGTTATTGAAGTACTTACCGAAAGCTGAGATTAAGATGGGTCGTAAGAACAACGCAGGAGTGTACGGAGAAGTTAAAGTGAAAAGCATTCATGGTGGATGGTCAACAATACGACTTGATACTGTGAAGAGCTTTAAGGCTAACCCGATGGGACAAGAGAGTTCCGATTGGGATTGGATTCACGTTGACGAACCGTGTCCAGAGGATATGTGGAAGGCTAATAGTCGTGGTCTTGTTGACCGTGGTGGTAGTGCTTGGTTTACTTGTACTCCCATTAACGAACCCTGGATTAACGATTTGTTTGTGCCTGGACGTAGGACACGAATTAGCCAAGACGAACCGTTGATTGTCGAGAAAGAGCGTGGATCAATTACGCTTAAAACTTGGATGATTACAGGTAGTTCTAGTGACAATCCTTATCTCGATGCAGAGGGATTGGCAATGTTTGAGGAAGGGTTGACAGAGGCTGAGAAACAGTGTAGATTGCATGGACTACCGCTAGCGTTGAGTGGACTGGTTTATAAGAACTTTAAGTATG